CCTCAACCTCTGTTGCAGGGCCAGCTGCGCGCCCGCACTGTGGCGAGAGTGTAGCACCTAAGTCAAGTCGATTTAACATAAGTCCTGTTCAGAGCGGTGTTTCATATCCACCCCATCTGGCATATCCATATGATCATCTACATCTCTCCAAATTGGATAAATATCATCTTTCATTCTAACTCCCATATCTTCTTAAATTCTAACTGGCCTGATTGAAACGCGTTCTTCAGCGTTTCTTTGCCATCACTATGAAACTTAGTCATTAAATAAGGCTCTGACTGACTGCCTTCTAACCAATCTACTACTTCACCATTTGGATCAATAACTATATCGTCCAGATAATTAAACTTATCCAATATCGCATCAATTGATGACTCTCTTACTGATTCAACTATTTCGCTTGGGATGTTAGCTTTAACCCAATCAACAAATCGCTTATCTGACTTGATAACCCACTTAAATTTAGGCTTAGTAGTAGTTACATAGGCGATAACATTATCGCCATATTCAGCCTTGACCCTATCTGCACCTATCTTGTCCATCTCGGTCTGTAAGGCCGCTCTTAGCCTATCTTTCGCCTTCTTAGCCTCATCAGCTATTAGGCTGACTGCTGCTAGTTCCAGACTCAGTTCCTTGATTCCCATTCCTGCGCTCCCTTTCCTTAGCTCTTCTTAACCTGACTTCAAGTGATTCCAGGTTGATACCGCAATCTTTAGCAATAAACTCCTTATCAAATCCCCATTCCATCAGCTGACGGATATATCTAATAGAATGGGGTTTGCTCATTTGTCTTTACCTGCCCAGCCTTCGCCTTTAAAGTGGATTGGATTGGGTCTCCAGACTCTCCACATTGCAACCTTGCAATTATCGCAGATTACTTCACTTCTTAAGGTGATTGGCTGATATTCATCCTTTGTCGCTTCACATTTATCGCAGCGATATTCATAGAGCGGCATTGTAAGGTCTTTCCTTAGTCTCATTACCAGTCCAATAGCGTTCTGATATGGATTCCAATCCAGCAGCTAATCGGCATATTCGACACTTTGCTGCTTTCATCTTCCATTTACCACATTGGTCGCATCGGACAATATCGTCCTCTTTGGCCGTTACGCGATCTGACGGATAAATGATCCTTTGCATAAAGCACCTTTGGCACTCAACTAGCCAGACTTCCTCTGGTGCTTCAGCAATATCTGTTGAATCGTATTTATGCAGCTCAATATGTGGTGTAACTAGCTTGCAATTTGAGCAGATAAATGGATGAGCATCTTGCTTCATTTCTGGAAGACCCAATGCCCATCTGAACCAATACGCATCCACTTAGCAGGATGACCAGACTTAGGAGTTGGACATACCCAGCCCCTATATTCCTTGCCTTCTTTAGTGCCGGTCTTTAACACCATTGGCCCATCGCCACCAGAGCAAAGCGGTATCTCATCAATTATCTCAGCACCTAATTGATTTGCTATCTCGCTTACATCCCAGACAATTGGCTCAGGATCATTAGGGCGTTGCTCTTTTATGAATTCACCAAGCGCTGGCTTAGTCGTTTCAATTGCCTTCTTTGGGCTTTGTTTAGTCTTAGCGAAGTATCCAGCGAGGTTAAGTGCGCGTCCCAGAGATCCAGTTTCCGCAAGTTCGAGTGCATATTGCTTTGATTTAGACTCAGAGGATAAACCTGTAGTCCAAGGGTGTAGGTCAGCTTCAGTGCGATATAACTCAGTTTTAATGATATAGACATCGCAATTAGCGACAAGCGACTCTGCCAATATATGCGTTTTAATTCGATAGTCCGGGTAAGCATTTATAAACTCCTTTAATCGGTCTTGAACTGATACATAATCATCAAGGTAATTCGACATTTAACTTCTCTCTCCCTGCGAAATCATTTATCGCATCTTCTAACTGTTCTTTCAATGAATAAAATGTGCCATCTGGCCAGTTCTGTGCTTCATCGGCGCAAGGCTGGCAATAGAACCTGACCTGTGCTTTGCGAAGCGGTGTCTCGCTCTGGACTTTCCAAACTGCTGGCGTCATTGCTCTTAAGTCCCAGCCGTTCTTATTTGCTCCCCAGCGATATTTGCAGTAATCGCAGTATTGATTTTGATTATGATTGCGAGTCAGACTCAATGTAGTCCCAATCTTCTGGAGTAGAAAATCTGCATCGACCCAAGATAGCGGCGTATCCAATGAGATCGAGATACGAATCCTCGCGCTCTGGACTTTCCACCATTCTTGAGAGTTTTGTTGCAATAGCAATAAGTGCCAATTCAGATGGGTCTCTGAGCTGAATACCGAGTGCTCTTGCGATTTTGTAAATGCGTAAAAAATTGTGCCTCGGGTCTCCATACTCAATCCCTCGGTCGAATAAGGTAGCACCAGCTTCTTCAAGCCATTCACTTAACGATTTCTGTGTATCGGACACTTGACCTGCCTCTCTTATAGCCTTCATTAAAAGCTTTGGCTTTGGCTGAAGTAAATAGACTCCAGATATAAAGGCCGATAAATGGAACTCCAATGATTATTCCTACTACTGCTTCATCAGATAAATTAGGCAACATCTGCGCTCACCCCATATTTATCTAACCAATATGCAGAGATTTCAGCCTTAGATAAACGGCCTCTCAGCTGCTTTTTGCCCATTCGCTCTTTAGCAAATCGCCTGATTATTGATCCCTTAACCCAATTTGTTTCATCAGTCCAAGCCCCTGCTTGACAATCAAATCGAATAAGAGCTACTTTATTTATCATTTATGCTCCCGTTCTGTTATCCCTAAATGGATTAACGGGCTAAATGTATTTGATTAAATCTATTTAGACCAGCAATAAGTCGGCGAGTCGTATATCTAAAAAGCCAGCGAGTCGCTCATTGGTGGCTTTGTTGCCAAAATCAGTAGTTATAGGCAACCGCTTTAAAGCCCATTCAGGCTCGGTTATAGCCCCTAAATCAAACTGATAGACCCCGTGAGGGGTTGAATTAATATAAAGGGTCTTAGCGCCCGTTCTAGCCCTTATATCGGCCAGATAATCCCACTTCTTCTTCTCAATCATCAAAGTATCGTAATGAGTCCTACGGCATTTAAGCTCGATATAGGAATTATGGGTAATGCCATCTGCTCGGTCGGTCGCTGATAAAGGCGTCAAGTCTGGGTATAGCGACTTGAGAGCCTCGAAGAGCTCAACCTCTCGAAAGTAGATTAGTTGTCCTCTTCTCCATCTTCCCAACCAATTTTCTTAATTGGGTCATCGGCAGGGACTATCCAATCAGGATAAGAACTACGATCCATAGCAAAGGCCAACGCAGTTCCCTCATCCATCCCTGCTCTGCGACAAGCTTTATAAACTTCATTGGCAGCAATAGCCCAGAAATCAAGTTTTGTTAAAGGGGTTTCTTTAGTAGTCCGGCGTCTCTTCGGACGCTTGACTGGCTTCTTACTTACGCGCTTTCGCGTTGCCATTTCTGACCCCTTTCGCTAGGGCCAATTCTAGCTGAGACTCCATTTTATCAAGGCGCGACACTATTGGAATATTTTCCAATTTAATTATGTAGCGAAGGCCAGCAATCAGTAGAGCAATAGATCCCAATACTGAGGCAACTAGGGTTGCAAGTTCGGGAGCAGTCATTACTTGATTCGGCCGTAGCGCTCGTAATTAGGGTTTAGCCAATTTATGATGCTAGGCAAGACTGATACGAGAGCTGCATTGGCAATTGCATCGACATCTAGGCCGACTGCTAGATAAGTCGCTAGTGCCGTTGCTAGGAATGTCTTTGCCCAGCTCTCTGCCATCTTCTTTAGGTCGCTCATTACCTTCTCCTTCGAGTTGAAAATAACTGCCATCTTTGTCTCCCAAAGTTGTAAATGAAATATGAAAATGCGAGCGGTGAGGATTAGCGCCCTTATATTTTCTGCGCTTCCATCCCAGTATTGGACTCATAATCTTTCCATCAAAAATAATATAAGCAATTCGCTTATCGCCTTTCTTAGCTAACTTGCGAATCTTCTCAACTAACGCGTAAGCCTCTTCTTTGTGAGCTGATAAATCAGCATCAATATCTATTGCTCTAACGATTCCTGACTTAGCGTCTGGTATATGGTCAGAAGTGCCTTTTGCAAGGTGGCGAGCGTCAGCAATCCAGCCATCAGACTTACGATCCCTATCAGGATAATCGTCATCAATTTGCTCCCGAAGCTGAATACCTGCTGCACATAATTTAGGCATTATCTTTATAAATTGTCTTACAAGCCTAATGCTTTGAGATCATCGGCATCTAAACCAAGTGCTGCTAATTTGCCTGCAACTTCTACTTTGGCTTTTATTTGCTTTTCTCTAGCAATATTTAACTCTTCGGCTTTGCGTTTTCTTTCTGAATACTGTGCTAGTTCTTCTTCATTTAATTCGCGCACAAAAAATGTATCTGTTTCTACATCGTAAATACTTGTTGATAAAGTTTCCATTTTTTTATCCTAACTATTTTGTATTCCATAGATACGAACTGTGCCATTCATAGTTCCACTTGAAACGATTAAAGTTAATCCATCATAGGCAGTGCTATTATCTAATAAGCCTTGAACGAAATATTGTCCTACATTGTATTGGTCTTTATAGGTGCTTGTTCCAGTTAGCATAGTAGGTTGCGATAATTGTGGAGCATAAATATATGCGCTTACTGCACATTTCTTTGCTTCATTACCTTGATAAACGCCTACAAATAATTCGTCCGTTCCTTGCCTATTTTGTTGTGGATCAGTATATGTGCCAGTTTGAACGAATTGATTTGTGCTATAACCAGAACTGGTATCTGAGCCACTTGCCCTAAACTTAATAGTCAGGTTTTGTGATGTAGTGGTCGAACCATCAGTAAAAGTAATCATCGTTAAATAATTAGCATAATTTGAAGTAAAGCAGTTATCTATTGAATGGCTTGAAACAGTTGTAAAAGTTGAACTCGTAATTAAAGTTAAACCGCTTACGGGTGTAGCAGGAGCAGCCCATTTAATTTTGCCGTCCAGAGTCGTATCTACTGTAAGCACTTGCCCAGTTGTTCCAATTGCTAATCTTTGTAAAGTATCAGCTGAATCGCCAACTAATAAATCGCCTTCTGCATCGACTACTGTATTTGTTGCATCACCCGCAAAAGTAAAATCTAAATCTGTGTTTGATGCTTTGCGTAGATTTTGTCCAGTTGTGCCGCCCTTAAGATCAAGGAATGAAGTATCAATTCCATTACCCAAAGTTCTAATGGCAGCTGCGCCATCTTTTACTAAATCTGTATCAGCTGGGGTTGTCCAGCCGAAATTACTTGTCGTTGGCATTTAGTCTCCTATGCAACTATTGTAGCGTTGAGCCAGTCCAAAGTCGGGCTTATTGTATTCCAAGTCTCAGTGGCTGGGACTGAGTTCCATCTGAACGCCTGAAGGCTAAAAGCCATAGGCGATACATTTAGAGTTAGATTGAGTTGATTAAGGCTCGCAGTCCAAGTCCATCCTTCGACAAATCCTTGGAATTCACCGCCTACCATATTGGCTGGCAAATTGATGATATTGAGCGGTTGGCCCATAAAAACGCCTAGAAGATTATCTCGGTCTGAATTGTCGATTTCACCGCTGGCTATTGGGAAGGTTATCTGCCTTAACGCAAATTGGGGATAAGCTCGGATAAGTAGATAGAAAGCTGCTTGAGCCGTTGCGTCTCCAACATTGCGAAGTGTGGTCGATATGGTAGAGGCTAGAAGTCCATACTCAGATATTGAAGCAGCATCCTCATCTGTAACTTCTGCTCCTGAAGTGCCATAATTAAGAGTTATTGAATTTCGAACATCTCCAGCTCGCTTAATAATTGAAAGTCCAGGCCCTATGGAGTGATTGCCATCTAAATCGACATACCCGTTAGCAGCTAGATATTCAGATCTATGGGTTGAATCAGCATAGCCAATTCGGCCCTGAGAATCCTCATATAAATAACCAAGGCCGCTAGTCGCAAAGCGAGAAGCAAGATTATAAACTGTATCGTCTAAGCCATTCTCAGAATGAAGCTCGTAATCCCCGGGAGTATCAATCTCACCTAATCCGCTATTTTCAGCATCCTGCCATTGAGTAGTCGGGTCATAGCCGTTCCAAGTTTCAGCCGCTGGCACTTCATTCCATTGGTCGAATAAAACTGTGCTAAGAAGCTCCTCAATGCGATCTCCATCAAATTGATGGGCAAAGTTGCCAACATAGACGGCGCGATTAAGTCTGGCTAAAGCTCCTACTGCGGTTATTCTGATTTGTTGGCTGGTCGCAGTTGAACCAGAATTTTGAACTGTAATATTTAAATCAGTTATGAATCCACCAAATAAATTTACATAAGTCGCAGTTGAGTCTTGAACCTCAATTGTAACCGCATCATTAATTTCAAATGGGACTGCTGCTTCATTAGTTTCAATGAGCGTCAAATTGCAATATCCAGCAGTTGGCTGCGAGTAAATATCTTGACGACCTGAAGTAATAGTTAGGCCGCTTAGGGTTGCGCTAGTTACAGTTGATCCATTGACCTTAACGCGATAAACGGGATTCCAAGCGGTCATAGCACTAGCTGGCTTCCGCCGCCGCCTGTTCTGGCTTGAGTCTGATTAAGCGCCAAGATAACTGCTCGGGTAAATCCTTCTTCATCAATAGCTGATGGAGCATTTACATTAATTACGACATTGCCGCGCTCTTCGCCTGTTCTGACGGCTGCTACATTGAAATTGCTAGGTATTGCATTACCAGTCGGAACTAGCGTTGATGGAGCACTAGGAGCTGATGCTGAAGGGGCGCTAGGAGTTGCTGAAGGTGTAGGCGCTACTGGAACGCTTGGACTTGGGGCAGTTGCTACTTTTGGAACGCTAGAACTACTAGGAGTGCTGGGAGCTGAGAACGATGGCTTGGAAATAGTAGATACATTGGGAAGAAGTGGAACCGCATTGTAAGCGCGGATGAGGACATTGATTGCATCGATAGCAAAATTAACTGCGCTCTTGATTCCATTAACGACAAAGCCAATAACATCTAAAACCCCACCTGCAACTTTGCCAATAAAGCTGAGTGCTGATCCAAGATTATTTATTAAAACTGGGACTACGAAGTCTTTAATGAAGTTATAAAGCGTAGTCAGAGAATCCTTATTGCGAGCAATTGCATCGGTAACTGGCTTAAGTGCTGCATCCTTAAATTCAATAAACTTAGGAATAACTGTGTTAATAAAATAATCCAAAAGTCTTTGCAGAGTAGGGAGTAAAGCAGCTCCTACCGATTCTTTGGCTTCATCAAAGCCCACCCTTAGTCTTTGAATTTGACCCTCAAAGGTGTTGGCTTGGACTGTTGCAGCGCCACCAAAAGTATCTGCTAATTGTTTAACTGTGCCTTCTAATCCTAGGGTCTTTATCTCGGCAGCTGATAAACCAATACCTAGACGCGTTAAAGAGCTTGTATTGCCTTCATAAGCCTTACCTAAAGCATTAGAAACTGTTTCAACGCTCTTACCAGTAGCAGCTGAAATATCTAAGGCTAGGTTTAATAAATCTTGAGATTTAGTTACTGATCCTGTGGCAGTTGCTAGGCGCTGAAGCGCTGGACGTAATTGGTCATCAGCAACGCCAGTAGCCAAAGAGGTCTTAAGTATTTGTTGCTCAACTGCTGAAATCTGAGCTTCTGTTGCCCCAGTAACATTCTTAAGAGCATTGGCTAAACGAAGCTGGGCAGCCTCATCTTCAATTGCTGCCTTAACGCCATCAACGGCTAATTTAACTGCATAGGCCGCTGCTGCTGCCGCTGCTGCTGCAAAGGCTGCTGCTGCGACTTTGCCAAATTTCTCTAACTTACCGCCAAAGCCCTCAACTTCTTTAGAGCCAGTATCTAGCTTCTTTTTTAAATCATCGACATCAGCAAGAATCGAGAGTTTAAGTGTTCTACTGCCAGCCATTACTTATCCCATTCTTTCAATATCTTGGAAAATGCTTCTTGCCATTTCTTAATTAATTCAGGCTGAATCTTACGAAGGGTTGGGTAGATAAAGTAGCCAGCATTGCCTCGACCTTTGCTGGGTGTTCTTCTCGGGAACTGACGCAAGCGATTAGATCCAAATTCATAACCCGCCCAGAGTTCTTTTGTGCTACCGCCACCAGAAAAGCGCTGACTAGCAAATCCGTATGAAAATTCGCCGATTTTGGAACTGGCTGAGATTTTAACGCCCGATGTGATTCGGCGGACTGCTTCTTGGCCAAAGGTTCTAGTAAGTCCATAGGCTTTAATTTCGTTTGCTGCGTAAGTAGCCAGCGCGCTAGATTCTCGTTTAGCTTGGCTAACGGCTTCGTCATCCATCGCTTTAAAAGCAGTAATGATGGAGCGGAGCTCGCGTTTGTCGTAACTGATTGGTAACTCATCTGCCACCGCTACGCTCCTTTAATATCTCTATCGCCGTTAGAACTTGGTCGATGTCTGTCCAGTAAGTCATCGGTATGCCAGTTGCTATCGCTATTTCGACTATTAGTCGGTTGATGCTTCCTGGCTCGTAACTTTTGGGCTTTCATCTCCAATCGTCATCTCTTCAACTGTTAGCTCCCAAATCTCTTGAGGTTTGGTTGGCTTTCCAGCTGCTTCGCGCTTATACGCAAAGTAAGCAAGATCTAAGAAGTCCGCTTGCTGATAAGCCGA